CCCAATCAGGAGGTAGTTCAGGAGTCTGTACCATTAATCCTCCGTAATAGCCACCCAGTCCAGGTCATGGTTGGTAGCCGATGAATCTGCCCAGAAAGTAGACAGTGCCACGGTCCCACCCTGTTCTCCAAAGTTAAGTTCCAGGCTGTCATTGGCACTGAGCTCATACCCGACGGTACTGCTCACATCAGATGTACCAAAGTACACCAATCCACTGTTGCCCGTACGCGCACTTACCTTGATGTACCGCACCCTGTCGGTAACATTGCTAAGCTGCACCCTCGTACCGGCTGTAGATACCCTTGTCTTTGTAGATGTAAATTTCATTACGGCTCCATCAGGCTTACAGTACTGGCACCGCGCTCGTCATAGCCCGTACTCTCTAATCCCGTGGCAGATACCACGTCTACGTAGTAATTCCTGCTAGCTGAATCATCATCCCTAAAGGTAAATTCCACGAGTCTCTGACTCTCTATAGCGGATACCAGGTTAGCCCTCAGCTGTTTGGGGGTATTGCCCTTGTAGGGCCTACTAAGATCAATATTCACTTGATGCCCCCACTTGGAATCCATTTTCTTCCTGTATATCAATGTAGTACTTACCACGTCAGGGGTCTTCAGTTTTACCTGGTTCTCGTCAGTAGCGTTAACTCCTGCCTTCCTGGATAGTGTTATCCTGAGTCGCATGGCCTGAAAGACAACACCAACGTCTAATCCACTAGTCTGGAATGTGTATGTAGTTACCCCGTCACTGGTTATAGTTCCCATCGTAGTATACGAGCTAGAATAGTCGGTGGCATAATCAACTGTGACTGTCCGTGTATAGTCATTGGCGTCATCCAAATAATCAGTGGCAGTATCACGTACATCTATCTTTAACTGTAATGCCAGCTTATCCACCTCTGATTGACCCGCGTTAAACCACGGGGTCTCATGCTGCCCGTCAGTTCCATATGAGAAATTTCCTATCTCAGAGGGATTAATGATGTCTGAAGGCATGTCCATGTAGTACACCCTGTTGTTCCATCCCCACCACATGCGGTAGTACCCATAAGCACTATTCACCGCAAGGGCGTCGAAACCAATACCGTCTTCCGTAGCCTGCCATTTAACCTCCCATCCGAGATCGTTATATCCAAGGATGGAGCTCCTTCCTGTATTTACATCCATAACCATAGCACCGTGGTGGCTCTGCCAGTAGACATTGGAAATCTCATCTCCCGCAGTAGTGATCGGTGCGGCATTGGCATCTATAGCTGCAAGCAACTCGTTATGAGTAGAAGCCATTTTCCTGATAGCACCACGCTTAGCCTGAGGCAGCCCGTCGTCGCGGTCTGGACCCATTATGGTTACGACTGCCTGGTTGGAGCCGTTTATGTACTTATAGATACCCAGCCCACTGGGGATATACACCCCTTCACGCCACTTCAGGGTTCCCTTTCCTGCTTCAGGATGGAAGGGTAACCCCAGTTGTGTCTCCACAAACCTTGAGTTAGCTGCATCGTGAGCCCACAACCCCTTCTTTGTAGCGGCATATATGATCGGCTCACCAGTGGCATCCCTTGCTACAAATAACTTAGTTACATAGCCATCAGGCAGCGGTAATACGGCATCAAGGATTTCAGTATTACCATTATCTGACCCGGCTAATGCAGCAGACATATACCATAGCTGCCCCGAGTAGGATATACCCCATAACCGCTCATCCCATACTGTTACAAACTGGGTAGCCTGGTTGTCCGAATACCAATTTGAACCATTAGAAGTGTATGTATATCCTGATCCATTAGCATCATAGTGGGCAAATACAAGATATGAAGTTCCTGCCCTATTTGTATAATTAGTTACATCTGTAACCCGGTCAGCTGGCGTAGCCAGCGCAGACCCCCACACATCAGAGGTGTTATTGTACTTATATATCTTGGCAGCCTCAGATGTGGAGCCGTTCCATGCCACGTATACCTCATCACCCAGTTCCCCTATAGCCCCTATCTTTGCTAAAGCAAGGCCATGGGATAGCGCAGCTGTCTGTTCAGCTTTACCGGGCAATACAAGGTGATTCTTATACCTAAGCTGGCATGTGCTGTACCATGCACGGTCAGTTTCACCGGCACCCTCCATACGCTCTACCCCGATACCCCCTCTCCAATCGCTCCAGGCGACCACAGATGAGCGTATTTGGCTATCTTTGGAGGTATCCCCTATAACTACCTTGGCAGGGTATAAAGACGCCAGTACGCTCTGTACAGGGCGTGTTACAGGGTAGTAGACACCGTTAAGGTATATCTCATTATTTGTAGATACCTTGTTTGCCATTAGGTTACGGTCCTAATGTTGGTAAGCATGGGGAATCTACGCTTGCTGGACTCCGACATAGCCATCCAGAATGCTGACTGTTGCCTCCTTGCATCAGGATCGTTGCTCGGGCCTCCCGAACTGGAGGCAAATGCCAGTGCGGTAGCGCGTTCTATTACGTAATTGTCATCTATCTCATTGGTAGTACTGTCAGCCGTTCCTATAGTACCTATGAGCGCAGGCTTATCACCACCTACCAACTTGAGTAGATCATAGGGTGCAAGCCCGTCAATGTAGCTATCAAATACTATGTCATTCTCCTGCCTATCTATCTTCCATAGATTCCTAGGTACCTTAATCCAGTGTGCAGTGTCATTCCTTACAACGCTTATATCATCCAACCATATGGTACAGGCACCAATATCAGACCCACCAGTTGAATACTTTAATCCAACCGAAATAATTCCCGTATCTAATTCTGGGTTAGCAAGGGCAACACGGAAGAATGTCCACTTATCTTCACTCAGTGCAGGAAGTGACAATGTTTCTAGAGGTGAGGCACAACTAGCCGTGTCATCCAGTAGTATCTGTAGATGAGCAGCAGTTACATCTATGGTGCTTTTAATCCAGCCCTCTATATAGTCGTACTTACTTATATCCTTGCTGGTTATAGATTCTGTGACAATCTGGTTAGCTCCAGCCGCTGCCGGGATGATAAATTTATTAGTGCCAGTTCCTTGTTTCTTATCTTCTGTATCTACAATAGGAAACAATAAAACACTGGCACCATCTGAATGAGTAGCGGCAGTAGTACCCCCTGCACCCCTGGCTACCGTTAGTGTATTAGATGAGATACTGCTGATAGTCATCTTCTCAGAACCTACCAGAATCTGTTGATCTGCCCTTAGAGGGGTGGCACTCGTTACAGTAACTGATGTTGCAGAAGTGTCCGTAATGGCACCATTCAACGTGGTAGCAACCAAGGTTGAATGCTCATCGAAAGCTGCATTACACGCATGTACCCGGGTGAAGTCTACCTTGTCGCGGTAGTATACATCCTGAATCATTGATATCCCTGAAGGCACATCAAATCTCAGGTCGTGTCCGTCAGTGTGAAGGCTAACGTCTTCTACAGGATCATATACATGCCCTGTAGTATCCATGATAGCCTGGTTTATAAAGTCGTGAATCCTGGTAGGGGGGAAGTCAGAGTCCCATAGTTCATAGGTATCGTTAGCAGCAGTATTTGCACTCACAGTGACTCCAGCACTAGCTGCAAACGTCAGTGTAGTAGTAGAAGCTACATAATCTGTAACTCTTGCTATATCCCCGTCATTACTGCCAGAAGTAAATACTATCCATTTACCTATATGATCGTCATTCCCACCTATCACAGTGGTAAGAGAAGTATCAACTATAGTAGTAGTATTATTATTCGTACCAGTAGCTTGGCCTACATATAAGGCCCCGAGGTTATATCCTATAGATTGACGTATCTCCTTGCGGGTACGTCCTTGAATGACAGGCATGTCCTACACCTCATGTTAGTACTTCCGTACCATCTTTTTGCCGGTACGTTTGGCGTAGGCTTTGGCTTTCTTTTTGCCCTTAGGAGTATATGCGAATTTTTTCTTACCCACTTTCGGCATTGTCTGCCTCCTTATCGGGTTCATCCAGCTTAGCACTGAGCTCGTTAACCGTCCTGCTTAACGCAGCTACCTGCACCTGGAGATTAGTAACCTCGTTAACCCTCGCCTTCAGTACCTCGGCTAAATCTTGTTCCGTCACATTAAGTTCTGCCATTCTTGTGTCCTTCTAGCGTATGCCATTGTAGTATATTACGCCTGTACTACTATCGCTACGCTTCCTCGCGTGTTTTTTAAAATCTCTAACTATGTTGCCTAGCTCTTTACGCTCTTCTAGCGTGGGTGCCTTAACCTTACCCTTGACCCTGACCTCTTCAAGCCAGGTTTCAAGTGACTGTGCTGCCATGTCCTCTATGTGGGACTGCGGTATGTCAGGGTCAGCTGGAATCTTAACCACCGTAGAACGCCCGGTTTCCTTATCGTGGAACCTAAACGTATGTATCACTATGGACGCCCCGCTGTCACCGTTGAAACCGGCAGAATCTTCACCGACATATACGGATCCTTGAGGCGTCCAGAGTTCTGTTGTCATTACTCTATGTTTGCTTTAATAAGTCCGTATTCGCCAGCCACGCCAGCTATCGGCCCCATGTAACCAACGGGAGAAAGGTTAACTGTACCATCTTCATCATAGACTTCTACTGCCCCATCTACACCATTGGATGCTACTAAAGGAACACCTAAGCCAGGAGTTCCATCAATTAAAGCTGTTGTAAACCCTTTGACACAAAGCCATCCGAAATCAGTATCTGCAATATCTACACAAGTCCAACCTAGAGGAGCATGGTCTACGTCATTAGCATCATGTGCCTCTACTTCCGTGTATGGATTTTCGTATAGCCCAACTTGCTGTGAAGTTGTTATCGCAGTTGCAAGCCCGTCTTCTTCGTCAAGTGTTATTACACACCCTGTTGCACTTGATACCACAGTATTACCTTTGACTCTGTACATATGACCTTCTTCTTCAACATCGTTGAAGATAAGCCATCCATCTTTGTATAGATCCTTTGCAATAGTTAAAGACCCCGAAAGAGTTACAGTAGTAGCTCCAGCAGAGGCGGCAGTTACTGCTAGGTCAACCTGATGGGCAGCAGTTCCATCAATACCCATTACTAATTTACCTGCAGTTATATCTTCACCTGCTTCGCAATACACAAATTCTCTATCAAAAATCTGCATCCGAGTACCTAGTTTGTGTTTCTGGGCAGAAGTGGTTACTTTCTCCCATCCGTATTTACCCATTATTGTTTGTGGAAACGACATAACAAACCTCCTTAAAGGTTACTTATTACAGGGTCAAGCCCTGCGATAGGCCGATATATATTGCACCTGCCACGACCTCGGCCTATCGTTACAGCCGTGGCAAATGACTATTTATGTTTTCGCCGTTTGTGCATACGGAGACTGGACAACTTACCCGAGTGACTTTCACTTGTAGCAATATAGTCACAATCTCCGCTATCACATCTATATTTAGATGATGTCACCTCGGCAACCTTGGGGGCTGCCTTTTCCTGACACCATTCACACTCACACGTATCACTGGGAGGCCACTGGAATAAACCGATCTTAGACTTCCTCAGCACGTAGTCAGGGTTGCCTGGGATATTCTTTATCTCGCTTCCGACTTCATGGGAAATGTTCCCATTATCAAAATACATGGTCTTATGACGATATAAAGTTGTCTTAGGTTGCCACTCATCTATGTACTTCAGGGAGTAGCCGATACCGGCTAACTCATTCTTCATTTTATTACGCTCGGTTATCCCTACCATGAATTATCCCCTTCGATCAATGTCTATGAGCCAGTTGAAAGATCGCCAATCTCGAACTGAAGTCCTGCGCCTCGGGAGTCGTCTAGTTCAAACACACCGTAGTCAGCTGTCATCACTACTTCAGTAGCCCTGAGAGAAGCATCCCTCTGACGCTCAGTCTTGGTATCTACACTGGTAAGGGCAGCCATTGCGCCTTTGTCAGCTATAACACCGATGCCTGAGTCCTGACCGGTTTCTTTCTCAATATTCCCATCTTCAAATATAGGAACGCCGTTAATAGGTCGCAGTCCACTATAGAAATTCTTTAGTAAGTCTACGCTCCATCCACTGGTGAGTTCACCGCCTACCGTACTTGCAACGGTCGCTGCCTCTTTAGAGAGAACAGCAACTGCATTTGGATGATGGACAATATACATCTGGGAGCCAAACTTATTAGCTTTAGCCTTAGATATAACAGCATGAACACTTGCCGCATTCATGTTATGACCATCAGACCCATATTCAGTCCCGCCGTTGAGGTTTGTATAAAGAGCAATAACGTCCGTGTCTTTCTTCCTTGCCATTCCATCGCCCAGCTGTCTGCCTATCATGGTAAACACGTTAGGGGCAGATTGCCTGACCAGTTTATCGGTAAGAATAACCTTGGCTCCAACCTCACTTGCGGTAAGGTCAACCGTAGTCATACCGATCTCTTCTTCATCGATTATGTCCTGTCCATCGACCAGGTCAGACATACTCATCGTTCCTACCTTGGGAACCGTTACCTGTTTTGATCCCTTGGGGAGTTTAAATTGTTCGATAAGAGCCAATGCAGGTGCATTATGCTCCTCTGTATACCTAGCCGAAGCTATGATTATCCGTTGGGCATTTTCAAGATTGCCCGTTGTTGCTGTCTGTGCCATTAGAAATCCTCCTGTTAGATTTTATATTCCCATTAATCGCTTTGCAGCCGCCACCACGTCAGGTGAAGTATCACCAGAAATGTACTTGTCCAACAGGTCGTTCTCAGAACCAGAAGCTGAAGGTGTTGGCTGGTTATCATCGAATGACTGTGCAGGAACCTGCTTCTGTTTTAGTTCAGCAAGTTCAGCCGCCATAGACCTTGTCTCAGATAACCGCTTTGCCTCTGCTTCCATCTCCTGAGGGGTGCCATATCTGCCCAGTATCTCCAGGTCGTCCAGCCCGAGTTTATACTTCTTTGCAAAGTGGACGGAAGCGTTACGCTGTCCTTCTGCATATTGCCTCTGCTGGTCAGCCTGTTGTTTGGACTGTGTTTGTTGGGCAAACTCATTTGCCGCTTGTGCTGCCTGTTCCGGTAGATAACCCTGTCGCTCCAGGTCCTGCTGATACTGGGTAGTCTGCTGTTGAAGCTGAGCCCTCTGTTCCAGCTGACTGTAATACTGCAACTGTTCTTGTTGCGCCCTGACCTGTTGCTCCAATGACTGCTGATCCACCTGTTCAGGCTGCTCTTGCGCCTGCGGCTGCTCAGGTGTAGGGGATTCCTGCGTAACAGGTTGTTCCTGCGACTCAACAGCGTCTGCCGCGGGAGCCGTGTCCACTACACCGGTATCTGGACTCTCCTCTACAGGACTGTTCTCAGATACGGGAATATCGGCCCGTTCAGTAACCATAGTTCACCTCCAT